ATGAAAATATATGTTTAATAAAAAAATATAAAGATAGAATTAAAATATTAGAAGAAAAAGTTTCTACATTAGAAAAGAATGTTATAGAAAAGAATGATATAGAAGAGCCATTAGTAATTAAGAGTATAGAGTCTGAACATAATAAAGCAGAAGAAAATGAAGAAGAAAGATCAATTCTTTTGAGGTTGGCGCTTATCGCAATCTTTCTAAAACTTATCTCCAAGCGAAAGCGAGACATTGCCGAACATGAGGCGCAGGCTTCATACAACGGAGGTGTTTATTTGGCGGGCAAAGACAGTCAAGGTAATTTCACAAAAACTTGGCTTACACGAAAAGATTCACGCGTTCGCACAGCGCACAAGTTTCTTGAAGGTAAGACAGTAAACTTTGGTGACGGTTTTATTGTTGATGGGATGATGTTACGTTTCCCCGGCGATCCAATAGCACCGCCTTCTCTTACTTTCAACTGCCGTTGCCGTCTTCGTTTCGGTTTCAGCGAATAGTATTTTCAGTAAAACACCCCCCAATATACTGAAAGTGTTGCTTTTTTAGCGCTTCAAATAGTTTATTGTTTATCAACACACAATTTTTGGAGCATCATGCCAACAACACTTTCCGAATCACAGCAGTATAAAGCGCTACAAGGTCAATTCAATATTGATGAAGCGCAAGGCGTAGTTGAATGCTTCGTCGCAGGCATCGGGAACAAGGACTCCGTAGGCGACATAATCGTACCCGGAGCATTTACAGAGAGCCTTAAGCGACGCAAACCTCGCGTGGTATGGGGTCACAACTGGAATGAACCAATCGGCAAGGTACTTGAAATGTACGAAGTACCGCCATCAGATCCCCGCCTACCGATCAAGATGCGAGCCGCGGGTATTGGCGGTCTTTACGCCAAAGTTCAATTTAATTTGAAATCCGAGCGAGGACGTCAGGCTTTCGCCGATGTTGCTTTCTTTGGGGAAGAGCAAGAATGGAGCATCGGATACAAAACATTGGATGCAGATTTTGATCCGCAGCGTCAGGCAAATGTTCTAAAAAAAGTAGAACTGTACGAGGCAAGCCCTGTGCTTCATGGCGCTAACCAACTGACAGGAACAATCTCAATTAAGTCTGTTGAATCACACGACGGCACAGAAGCAAAAATGCATATGCGTGACGAGAATGGCAAACTGACAGAACAGGGTCGCTCCCTCCTAATGCGAATTCTTGCAAATGCTCAACAGCAGAAACCTCGTGAAGAGGAAGAAGACGACGATGACGCAATTGACGCACCAATGCCAGAAAAAGGTCGCAAAGAAACCCTGCCCCTTGCGCTAGCAAAGAAATTCGGTGGAGCAGTTCGTGTAAGAGAATCTGACGCAAACAGCGTAATATTTGACCACAGGGGAAACCATGAAGGCATTATCACTATGCGCGTTTCCTACCATTTTGAAAATGGTCAATTCATGTTCGGAGATGCAACACGCGTAAAGCCCCAAATTGTATACATCAACGACGATGGTGATACACCTAGCGGTTCTGACGGTGAAAGACGTTATGAAGATCGCTACCGAATGGACGAAGATCCACAAGTGCCAACAGGCGTAAAACCAAAATCACCAGAAAAGGCTGATCCGCTCGGCGGATTATTGCCTCAAGAAATTATTACTGGTGATGTGCTACGAGGTTACGGTCCGCGTCGCGGCAACCTAGAACGTTTACTCCGATACTGGCGCCCGATTATGCCCAAGCCGGGTGGATTCCGTCGTTGCCGAGTGATTCTTGCCAATCACCCTGAGTTGTACCCGTTGAACAACATCTGTGCTTGGTTGCACCATGAAACAACTGGTCTCTGGCCGAACGAAGGGTGCCATCACCCCACTATGAAAAATTGCCGAGGAAAACTACGCAAACGAAATTGGGATGATTCTCAATTCAATGAACGGTTGTCGCGCTTGATCAAACCGGGCAAATCCCTTGAATCACTTGACGAACAGGAAATCAAATCAATATTTGACTTCCTAGACAGCGAAGAAAAAGGTTACGAGATGATGGAGCAACTTGCTAATCGCCTCGCTGAAGAAGATCAACCTAAGGGTGAGCAGGAAATGCAACTTGAGGATGTTGAGTTTGACAACGAGGACGAAGGTAACGAGAAGGCTTATGAGGCTCTTAAAGAGTTCATGAACGCCGAGCCAGACTTCATCAACTATATGGCTGATAAAGATAACTGGGTTATGGAAGGCGAAGACGACAACGGGTCAGTTGTTGAGATGCCGTACAGCCGAGGCTCGGACGACGATGACTGCGGATGCGGAGGCGGGGGCAAAAACCCTAAACAGATGATCGGAATGCTCATGGCTGCGATATCCGAACTGATGGGCAAAGATGCCGAGCAGGACATAGAAATTAAGGCTGGTCGTGTAATCAATTCACGAAATATGGCGAAACTACAGAACGCTTTCAATCTCCTCAAAGAGGTGCTGAACGCTGGCGGTGCAGTTTCTGATATTGAAGCCAAATCTCTTGCTTCTAACGAAAAAGAGACACTTCTTATTTCCTCTTCTGAGCGTTCGCTTTATGAGGTGAAAGAACTTTTGGATCCAATTTTGGATTACTACCAAATCAAATCTGAAGTCACGGAAGAAGGTGTACAGGTTGAAATTGATGATGTTGAAGAAGACGCTTTTGAAGCACTACTGAACATCATGGACACAATGTAAATAATCAAACTATTTTTACGTTGGTTTCAGTTGTAACAAAAACAAAAGACTAATATGAGTTATACTTCAATAACAGGTTTACCACAAAAAACAGCAAAGTATCAGTGTTTGATGTCAGGCGAAAAACGCTTGACACCTTGCTCTGTTTGCTCTAATCCATCACGGTGCATTGCTAAAACAATGCACTACAAGGAGTCCACGAACATGGCTAGCGAAACACCGACAGTGAAACTTTTAGCAGACGGCGGAATTGAGTGTGCTAAAGGTCTAGAACTCAAAGACTGTGGCTATAAGCCCGGTGCAAAAGTTTGTGGCAAGTGTGGAGCAAAGGCTGTCACGCAAACAAATGAAGTAGTTCCCGCTGATGCCGCACCAGAAGTTGCCTCACCAGTAGCAGGGGAAAAGTCAGAGTGGGTCACCGCTTCTGATGAAAAAGGCGCAAAGTTGGAGGAAGACGTTGAAATGATGGATGAAGAGACACCAACACCTGTCGCTAAAAAGAAAAAGAAGCCAGCCGAAGTTGTTGAAGCGATGGATGACGCCGAGGAAGAAGACGACATGCCTGAAGATCTTGACGAAGACGAAGAAAAAATGTATGCCGAAATTGAAAAAATGATGGAACAAAGGAAAAAGGCTCGCGCTAAGCGCATGGAGACAATGGGAGTCAAGTCGGCAGACTACGACGATCTTGCTTTTGTCTGCGCAATTGAACGACGTGTTTATGCTGGCGGTTCAGAAATATGCGCATCATGCCCAGGTGGTTGCGAACAACAAGACACAATGCCAAGTCTTCTTGAAATTGAAGGTATGGCTGAAAGTATGTTCGCAGGAAAAGTTTTGGACTCTGGCTACGCAGACGAAGTTGATATTTTCGTCGTAGATGTTCAACGCAAAGATGGAAAACCAGTTGAAGCATACTTTGATGGCTCAAGCGGTGAATGCATGGGCTGGCATCTCCTCAATGAAGACCTCATTGGTGAAGTAGCGACCATCCCCGGACAGAAAGTTATTTCGTTCAGCGAAGCATCCTCAATCGCAACCAAGTCAATTGAAGGCGAAGTTGTTTCTGTTGATGCCGACATGTTTGACGGATATGACGCATACGCTGTTGAAATTGAGGGCGTAGACGGAAAGTCATACGATGTTTATGTTGGTGTTGATGGAGAAATCCTCGGCTTTGACGAATACGACCCTGAAGAGGCAGCCGAAATTGATGAAGAAGTTGCTGACATTGCCCTCAAAGCAATGTACAGCGAAGAAGAGCGTATGGAAATGGCGAAGGGTGGAATGGCTCTACCTGACGGTTCATATCCAATCAAGGACGAAGAAGACCTTAAGAACGCAATCATGGCTTATGGTCGTGCAAAAGACAAGACTAAGGCAAAGGCACATATCAAGAAGCGTGCAATGGATCTCGGTAAAGAAGACATGATTCCAGAAGAATGGGATGCTGAAGAAAAAGTTCTTCTTGACGATGAAGCCAAAGAGTTCTTGAGCAGTCTAATGGAACTTGAAATGCTTGAAATTGAAACAGGTCTTGACAAGTGAAGAAGAAAAATCAAATTAATGACTCGGTCAGCACCTCTGGCTTGATTTACGACACAAAAGAGGAAGCACAACCAACACCAGTAGTTGTTGAAGTTGATGCTCCCGCTGTTGTTGTAGTTGAAACCAAAGAGGAACCTGTTGTTGA